GATCTCCGCGGTGGTGCGCGCGGTCCAGGCTTCCCAGAGCATGCGCTCCGCGATGGGCCGCGCCTCATCGGCCGTGACGGTGATGGCGATCTCCGCGGAAAGGTTGTTCTGCGCATATCCGCCGGCGCGCTGGGCCGCTTGGGAATTGGGCTGATAGTCGCGCGCCGGATCCGCATAGGTGAGAACCGCCTCCGCCGGCAGGTCAGTCTCGAGCGAGCGAGTCCACCGGATGGGCTCCGGCCGATCATTGGGCAATTCATGCCCAGCCATGTCAGCCTCCAGGATATAGCCCTGGACTCCCGTGCCGCGCGGTTGAAAGCGCAGGGAGCCCCATACCTCCGCCACGTCGAAATTGAAGGCCAGGCCGAACGGCTGGAGCGCCTGGTGGCAGGTGGAGGCATTGCCCACCATGAAGCCCCGGCAATTGCCGCGGAGGCCGGCCGTGGAAACGGAAACCGATGGGATCCCAGCCTGGGCCACGATATCGCTCACCACCTCCGCCACCGATATGGAAGCATCCGCCTCCACCAGCGCCTCGAGGTTGGGAATTCGGTTTCCGTAATCGGCCAGCTGGAGATCGGTTATCACGATGTAAGACGTTTCCAGATAGGCGGGCACGTTGCCCATCCCCTCATAGGACTCAATCGTGGGATCCGGTGTTTGTGTGAGCGAGCCCTGATAGATCCGGAGCGTGGAAAACACATCGTGAGTCCCGTCTGCTTTGGTGAACACGGTGGCCATGCTCGCGCCGGCGTCAAAGATCAGCTTTCCATTGGCCCAGATCTTCGGAGTTCGTTCGATCTCACGGCCGGAGAGCGCAATGGCCAGGGAAACCGCGTAAGAATACTCCGTGTTTGAAACCGATGGGCCGCCCTTGCCGCCCGTCACCTTGCGGGTTTCGATCAGTCCGCTTGACCAGATAATATTGCCGGCCGTGCGGTTTTCCGGGCCCCATATCCGCGGGATCGCGTTGCCATAGGTGGAGGCGGAGACTCGCAGATCATCCAGGCGCGGCCCCTCCGTGCCGGGCATGCCAAACAGCTGATTATCGATGAGGCCGCCCACATAGGCGCCGATGGTGGAGCCGATGAAGCCACCCACCGGGCCGCCCAGAGCCGTCCCGATTGCGCGGCCGGCGAACGAAAGGCCAATTTGTGCCATGTGGATCCCCTAGAGCTTCGGAAACCGATACCACGAATGGACAAGATCAGGCCATTCTCCGGTGAAACCATGCTCCACCACCTGGCCGATGAGCTGGGCCGCGTGGATGATGGTGGGCCGCCCTTGCCATGTGGCCTTGATGGCTAGATGCATCGGCAGGTGAGGAGCTTCGCGCCAGGCGATCCACATCACATCCCCATCCGCCGGCGCCTCATCGCCCAGCGGGCGGAGAAAAGCCTCGAGGCCGGCGCGCATTTTGGTGGGATTGGGCAATCGGCCATAGCCGCGCCAGGGCGCAAAGTTGCCGGCCGGATCCTCGAGCACCCCGGCCTCCATGCCGGCAGCGCACACCAGGCCCACACAATCGACTCCGAATCCATGAAGCCGGTGTTGGTGGCGCCACGGCGTGCCGATCCACCGGCGCGCGGCCGCCACCACGTCCTGGCCGGTCGCGGTCAATACTTGGCCTCCGGTGTGGCCACCAGCTCATCCTCGCCAGGCACCGATGGGAAACCGCCGAACCGCTCCGCGTTGGAATAGGTATCGCCGCAAGTGGTGAAAAGCCGATCACATCCCGGCAATAGATCGAACGTGTCACCGGGTTGGGCGGTGAACGGCGTGGGCGCCCAGAGCTGGATGGTGGCGGGCGAGCCGGGCGTGTAGAGCTGCACCTCCGTCACCTGGCCGGCATTCTGGCCGGTGAGCCACACCACCGTCCCGGTGCCATATTGCGCGGATCCTGGCGCGCCGATGATGGTTGCCTGGAATGCCGTGCGCACCGCGGCCCCCGTCACCGTGCCGGTGAGCTTGAGCGCATCGGCATCCACCGCGCATTGGGATCCACCGAACGCCCAGCGGCAAGATGCGGTGTAAGGTTTCGTTAACGGTCGCTGATCAAGGCGCGAGCCCGGGCCCAGGATCTCGGAGGTAAAGCCCTCCTCCCCGAAACTCACCGCGCCCATCCAGCCGGCAGCAATGCGGCGCACCCTATCGGCCGGATCCGCCCAGGAGATCAGAAACACCTCCACGAAAGCATCATCGAACAAGCCGGCATGGAGATCCGCATCCGCGATGCCATCATCCGATATGATCCCGGCCAGCTCGATATCGCCCACCTTGCTCACCCCGGCGGCCGACTCGCTGGCCGATGGTGTGAGGCTGTCGCACGGCTGATAGATGGCGCCGCGGAAACTCACCGGCCGATCATGGGAGGTGAAGGTGAACACGGTGCCATCGCGGCGCTCTATCCTCCAGCACTGGCACCTCGAGGTGGCGCATGGCTCACCGGCGGCCAGCACATAGACCGCATGCTGGGCGGCCCTCACGTCTGGCACCAGCTCGCCCAGGAGATAGACCGCATGCTGGGCGGCATATACCTCCGCGATTTCCGATGGCGCGCCTATGTCGAAAATATCGGCCGGCGGCGTAAAGCCTCCAGTGTCATATCGCGCCAGGCCGCCGGTGATCCGGGTGGGCCCATAATATCCGCCGGCGTGGCGGTATCCATAGGGATCCGCGCCTATCGAAAATGGCTGATTGGGATCGGTGATCGTCACCCCTGTTACGTCTGCGGATCCGATCACGGTGCCATTGAGGAAAATATAAAGCGTGTTCCCGGATCTCATCACGCACACGTGGCGCCACACGGCCGTCCAGGTGCCGGTGGCGGCGTCGATATTGGTGAAGGCCGTGCCGCCGCCGGTGGTATATTGGAAGCGCAGGCCGTTCACGCCGTTCCGGCTGATAGCCCAGCCCGCTTGACCGGCGGAGGGAATAAAGGTTTTCCCGTGCGCCATCATCGTGTCATAGCCCAGGTATGTGGCGGGCGCGTAATACCAGAATTCCACCGTGAAATCATCGGCGCCGAACGCGAAATCATTTGAGTCCGGGATGGTCAAATAATCCGTATCGGCGTGGTTGCCCAGATCCAGCACCGTGTTTCCGAATAGCGGCACATCATCCTCGAGGTGCGCGGCATTCTGGAAAGTCATAGCGTGCGGGCTGTCGACTCCATTTTCGCTTTCATCGGTCGCGGTCGTGTCGCCATCCAGGCCCACGAAATTGCAAACATAGACGACGCTTGCCCAATCTGAATCGGCCATGGTGATCTCCGCCTATTCGGTGCGCTCGAGGGAAACGGTGGCGGCGTTCACGGCCGCCAAGGTCCAGGCGCTAGCCGTGTCCGGATCCACTTCCCAGAAGTCATTGAACCATTGCACGCCGGTGGCCACGGTATGCGTGGAGCCTTGCACCTCCGTCGCATCGGAGATCATGCCCACCAGCACGGAGGCGCCGCCGGCGTCTGTCTTCCACAGGCGGGTGTGGCTATACACCGCCGCGATCTCCACAATAGCGCTATCGAAAGCGAACACGCCCACGGTGGTGCGCTCATTTTCAGACTGGCCGCCCACCGCCGTGAGAAAGAAATTATCATCATCGGGCGGCACTTGATCCAGCATCTCAAAAGCATCGCCGCCGGTGTTCGGCGTCCAGTCTTGTTCCGCCTCATCCTGGAGGGCAAAGCCCAGATAGGCTTTTTTATCCCCGATGAAGTCATTGTTCGCGGTGCCGGTATCGTCGCGGATGAATAGATCGTCTATGTCGACATATACCGGAGCGCCGGTTTTTGCGTTGCCATCGCATCCAAGCCGAACCTGGGCGGGCGCTCCGTATGTGGATGGGATGTTATCGAGCCCGGCCAGGTTAAGCACCACCACGCCATCGATGCGCACCTCCACAGTGCCGGCCGATTGATCGGCAAACATTTCCACCTCGAAATGCTGATAGGATTCGGTGGTGATCACTTGGCCGTCACTGGTGCCCAGCACGGTCCCATCCTTGGCGCCCAGCCGATATTGGATCTGGCCGGCCGTGTCCACGGTGATGGTGGATAGGTTGTTGTTGCTGGCATCCTTGAACTGCACCAGAGCAAAATCATCCGCCTCCGTGGGCAGCGCCGGGATATAGAACGCATAACCCACGCCCACCGTGTCCCGATCCCCGCCCAGGAGGATCCGCGGGCCGCTGTCGTTTTGCCGGGCATCCACGCGCAAGTGATAGGTGCCGGTGCGCGGATTGGTGGCGATCACGGTGCACTCATTGGCATCCGCGATTTTGCGCTCCTGGAGGAGGAGAGTCTCATCGGTCCCGTAATGGCCGAACCCGTCCACATAGATGATCATTTAGCAAAGCCTCGTTTCCAGGAAGGTCAGATCCGCATGGCCGGCCAGCTGATAGGCCCGCACGATCCCATCGAATGTATCATCCGACTCGAACCGCACGCAGCAATCGAACAAGAAACCGGCCGTGATCTGGAGATTGAGTTTAGGCGCGGGCGTGATCGTCACCACCCCGCCCTCGCGTGAAACGCTGGCCACATACGGGCCGCCATTGGCGCCGCTCACCGCGCCGGGTGTGGTGCCGTCGATACCCACCAGCACGGAGGCCACCACCGGCAGCGAGATCTGGCGCGAATAGCTCGAGCCGCCCCTGGTGTAGGTTTTCATCAGCTGAAATTGGGTGGTGGTATCATTGCCCAGGCCGATCACTTGATCCGTGAGCGTGATGGCTGGGATGGTGTTGGGATGATCCAGCGGCACGCTTGCGAAATCCAGAGGATCCCGCCATGGCCATGTGTGGAAGGGCCCGGCCATCACCAGCCATTGATCCTTGATGGCCTCAAAATCCGCCTGGCATTCGATAGCATTGGGCACGGTGAAGCGGTGGAGCGGATCCGCCCAATTGCGGTTGGCATTCTCCGCGCCAGAGGCCACCCCCGTGATGGTGGTGGAAAAGCGCGGCGATGAGGTCGAGGGATAGCGCTTAATCCCGCTGGGCGCGTACTCATCCACGAATCGGCTCATTCCATAACCCTCCGCATGCCCTGGGCGATTTGCCGGCGCGACTTGCGGAAACCGTTTGGATCCGGAGTCGTGATGTTAAACGTCTGATTCACGGGTTGCGGCCCGGTCGCCACGTCTTGCATCGGCTTCACACCCATACCAGAGCGGCCGCCGAATGCCAGCTCCGGCCCATCCTCGCCCACCACGCCCCATTGGCCGGCGCCCAGCGTGCCGCCATCGGCAAAGAAACCGCCGAATCCGGAAACGATGGAGGAGAAGGCGGAGGAGAGGCCAGACATAAAGCCACCGTCGGCGCCGGGATCCGGCATCGCCTTCACGGGCTTCCCGCTTCCACCGGATCCGCCGGTGAAGAAATCACCAATGGCCGAAAGGATCCCACCACCACCGCCGCCGGCCGGAGATCCGCCGGGCGTGGTGCCGGCGATGAGCTCGCCCGCATAGATCGACTCCACACGTTGCTCACGATTGCCCAGGCCCATGCGCTCGAATAGCGCGGCCGTGATCCGCTCGCTCCAGTTTTCTTGAATGGCACGGCCGATATTATTGATGAAGCTTCGCGCCCACCCGGCATAGTCGAAACTATCGGCCGATTGGGTGATCCCGGTGAGGAGGTCAGATAGCGCGCTTTGCGTCGAATCCTCGAAAGCACCGATGAGATCAGCGAGCCGGCGCTGGGCCTGGATCTGGCCGGCCGTGGTGTTTTCCACCTCATCGGCATATTGCCCCTGGAGCTCCAGGAGGCGCTCGAGGCGTGCGACCTGATCCAGATCACCCACCCGCCGGGCTTGCTCCAGATCCGCCTCCATGCGGCGCATATCGGCCGCCGCGCGCAATCTGCTATCGATGAGATCGCGCTCCGTCTTTGCGAGCTCCTGGGCGGAGTTGGAAATCACGCCGAAATCACCCCGGGCCTGTTGGATATCGAGGATATCCTGGGAAATGCCGGAGGCGTCCAGATTGGCGAATGCATCATCGATAGCGCGAACGGCCGCGCCCTGGGCGATGGCGGCCGCTCGAGCCGCGGCATGGGCCGCCTCCACCTCCACCAGCTGATCAGAGAGTGCGGCATATGATGCGGCCGCCGCGGCATTGGATCCGGCCAGCGCACGGGCCTCCACGATTTGCTCACGGATGGCGGTGGCGAGGGATCCATACCTGCTATCGATCTGGGCAAGCTCTTGCTCGAGCGGCGCCATGCTATCCATGCGGAGCCGATCCACTTGGCCGGCCAGCTGGCGCACTTGTTCAGCGATATCCGCGGCCGACTCCGCGTTCGCCGCATCGCGGAACTCCTCCGCCACGGCGCGCACGGCCGCCGGGATCGGATTGATGGAGGCCAGCACGGCCGCATAACCGCCGGCCGCTTCCACCGCAGTTTCCGCAAGCGTGCGCTGGGCCGCCGCGGTATCCCACCCTTGAGCGGCCGCCGCGGCAAGATCTCGCGTAAAGGCCGCCATGGCCGTGGAAACCGGCATCAGGGTTGCGCGCAAGGTTTCCAGCTGGGCATCCGTCATCTCGATTGCGTCGCCAGTCTCGAGGAGCTCCTGGATCATCGCGCGGAATTCTTCATCCGTGAAACCCACGGACTCGCCTAGAGCATCGGTCGACTCGGCCAGCGCCGTCTCCGCATCGGCCGCCGCCTCCACAATATCGATCCCCTCACGGCGCCGGCGGTTTTCCTCGCGCATATTCGCAATAGCCGCTTCCACCGCCTCCTCCCCGTGTTCACGGGTGAGGGTGAGCCGGGCCAATGATGCGGCCAGGTTTTCCGCAAGGGCCTGGGCGGGCGCGCTATTGCCCAAGAATTGGCCCGCTTGCCATGCGGCATAGAACGCGAACAAGCGAGCGGTGAAGCCCTGGAGGCTTGTGGCGGAGGCGGCCAGGCCGCCGCGGAAGGCCACCAGGGCGGTGGTGATCACCGGCAAGGCCAGAGCCACACCGCGGCCCACACGGATGAGGCCGGATAGAGCGAGCGCAAGCGGGCCGATGATGGCCAGCACCCCCGCCGCCTTCACACCGAATTCCAGCATTTCCGGACTCGTCTCCGCCAAGTTGCGCACCACCTCCGTGAGCGAGGCGGTGAAATCGGTTAGCGCCTCGAGGAGTCCGGACTCACCGATGGCGATTGCAAACTCCTCCGCGGCCGATCTCAATTGCCGCATCTGGCCGTTAAAGCCTTCCATCTGGCGATTGGCCACACGCTCCGCCGTGCCGCCCACATCCGTGATATCCGCCTGGAGTTGTTCGATAGCCGCGGATCCTTGGCCCAGGAGCGCAGCCATGGCCGGCCCGGCCTCCTCACCGAACATGCGGCCCAGCTGGCCGATAGATACATCCGCCATTTCCAGCTGGCGCAAGATATCAGCGAAATCGAGCATCTGGCCGGAGGCGTCGAACACCGCGATGCCGGCCTCCTCAAAGGCGCTGCGCACTTGCGGGATATCGGAGTTGATACGCTGGATGGCGATTTTGAGCGCCGTGCCTCCGCGCTGGGCCTGGAAGCCGGCATTGCCCAGGATCCCAAGGGCGGCCGCGGTTTCCTCGAAATCGAGCCCGGCGGCCGCGGCGATAGGCCCAGCCACCCGGAAAGCCGTGGCGAGCTGCTCCACATCCGTATTCGCTTGGTTTGCGGTCGACACCAGCACATCCACGGCGCGGCCGGTTTGTGAGATCTCCAGGCGATAGCCGGTGAGAACATTGGAAACAAGATCAGCGGCGCGGCCCAGCTCGAGTTGGCCGGCGGCCGCGGCGTTCAATACGGTTGGGAGCGCGGAGATCGAATCATCCACGGAGAAACCGGCCATGGCCAGGAAGGTCAGGGCCTCCGCCGCCTCACTTGCGGAGAAGACGGTGGCGGCCCCCATTTCCCTCGCGCGGTCGCGGAGCCGGTCGAAATCTTCCCCGGTGGCATTCGTGACGGCGCCCACCCGATTCATGGAGGACTCGAAATCACCAGCCACCCGCACCACGGCCGCGCCGGCGAGGGCAATGGGCACGGTCAGGCCGGCGGTGAGAAACATGCCGAACGCTTGAGAATTGCGCTGCACGGAGGCGGCCAGCCTATCCATGTTTTGTTCGGTGGTGCGCACCTTGCGGTTATATGTATCGAGGCGATTGCCGGCCCGGTCAGCCCGGCGCGTGAACTCCTCCACCGCCGCGGCCGCCTTGCCCATGTCTTGTTTGAAGCTGGCGACTTCTGCTTCCATCTCCGCGCGGAGTGAGCCAATCGTGGCGGCCATGGTGCACCTCTAGCGTTTTGGAGCGGCGCCTCCGGATTTCATTGCCTGGAATGCCGCGGGATCAAGCTGGATCGTCTTACCACCCATCGTATGGTTAATCGCCATGATCGCGGAGTGAATTTTTTCCGGGCTCATCGGGCCGCGTGTTTTCGGATCCAGTTTTGAGAGAAGCCGGGCCAATGGTGGGAGGCGTTTCTGGCGCATCAGTGCGGCCAGCGTGTGCGCCGTTGCCATCGCCTCCTGGCGCGTGGCCACCGTGTTGGCCAGGTGCGCCTCCATAAGGATGCGAGCCTGGCCCAGGGTGTAATGCTTGGCGACGTGAGGCGGCACACCGGAGCGGGCGCACCTGATATAGAGGAGGCGAGAGGCTAGCGCCTCTTTCCGCTCGCCCCCTTGGGGTTTGCTTCACCATCGCCCTCATCGGATTTATCGGTGGAGATCTCCACCGCCTCCAGGAGCGCGCGAGTCGTGCCGCCGATGCCTTCATCATCCAGGAGCCGGGCGCATTCCTCGCGCGTCATTTCCTCGTGATTGGATCGGGTGAGGGCGAATAGGAGATCGATGAAATCACGGATGGATGGCGATTGCAGGCGCAACAGCACGCCATTGATATCCGCGCAATTCCACCGATCCTCCAATTCGGCCATGGCCATGATGGAAAAGCGGAGCTGGAGCTCCTGGCCTCCCATCGTTACGGGCTTGTTTCCGGTTGCCCTACTCATCAGATAGACGAGTCCTGGCCTTCGACATAGAGCACCGGCCGGCCGGAAACCTTGATCGTGCCGGAGAAGCTCATCACGTCATCCATGGGCAATTCGATAGACTGGCCGGAAACGATCCCGGCAAACTCCCAAATTGCATCCGCATCGCCATCGCACCCTGGCAACACGATCCGCCAATTGCCGCGCGAGTCGCAAGATCCCTTGTCGAATTCGGCCATGAAGCCATCATCCGATTGGTTTTGCGTTGTGTCGCGTGGGAGGAAATTGGCATCGAATGAGATCTCACCCGCATCCACCAGGCCGCCGATGAATTCGCGGAATTGCGCCGAATCCATATCGGTCACATCGTGGGTATCCCGGGAAATGTCAGGCCCGGAAATAGACTTGATGCCCAGAATGGACACGAAAGCGGTGCCATCCGTGAGCTCCTTCTGGAGCTGGCACCCCAGGCCTGTTTGTTCGCCGTTATTCGCCATGGTCAGATCCTCCGACTCCAGATTGAAAATTCCATTGAACGCCTGCGAAGGCGCGGGCCCGCTCGCTCATAGGCTGGAGCGGGCAAGTCCTGATCGTTAATACACCGCGCATTATTGATAACACAAGCCGGGCCCGGTGAAGGGTCGCCAACAATGAAGGCCCGCACCAGTCCGGCAAGGGTCACGCATTCGCTATAGCCTTGCGCGAACACATCCACCTGGACTCGAGATTCCTCGAATTCGGTTTCCCCGTCCATTGTTCGGCCGCCATATCCGGAAACTTTCGTGAGCACCGTGGCGGGATAGGTGGCGGCATCGGGAAGCTGGGCGGGATAGACTCGCGCCTCCTGGATGGCGGCGATGCCGGGCTCCACGGCGATGGCATTCTGGAGCACTGGGATGATATCGATCATGATCTGGGCACCGTCACCTTGTCGCGCGCGCGGGCCTGCTTGCGCCGGATCCGTTCGGTCGATTTTGCGATCTCGCGCCAAGCGAAACCTTGAAAGGTCGTTAATACCTGAGTTTTGTTCTGCTCCCAAGCCGGGCGCATGAAGGGCTGAGCCGCGGCCCGGCCCACGGATTTCCCGTTCGCGTGTTCGCGTTCTTGCGTTCCGAACTCCACCAGCACCCCATGGGAACCGCCGGCGCCTGGGCCAACAAACACGGTCTGGAGGAGCTTCACCTTATCCCACCCGGCGGAGCTCATCGTGGGATAGTTTCGTTTTTGCCGGCGGGTGAGCCTGGAGGAAATCACGATGGACTTGGCGAGATCTCCATCACCGCCCTTTGGCGCCTTGGCGATAGCGGCATCCCGCACCGGCTCGAGCGCCTTCACCATGGCGCGTTTCATCGCGGCGCGGCTGATTCGCTCGCTCCCAAATTCTCCCAGAGCTCGCAGGCCATCGGCCAGAGATTGGCCGCCGGTGAAGGTGATGGCGATTCCGCTACGGCGTGCCATGGCTTTCCCTATGAGATCGGTGCGCTGGATCCGCGTTGATCCGGTCGATAGCAGGTGAGGAGGCGGATCTCATCTTCGCGGCGCACGCCTTGCGATACGCCCACGATCTCGAATGTTCGCCCCTTATGCACCAGGCGCATGCGCTCCGGTGCGATCTCGGCCGTGGTGCGGTCATAGCGCACGATCCACTCCGCATCCCCATCGCGCAATATGGCCTTGGCCGCCTCTCGCTCCTTCACCGATAGATCCCGCATCCGGGCCCACCGCTTATAGGCGCCATCCGCCTCGAGGCTTGACCACGATGGCACGTGATCGCCGGCCGCATCGTTTCCGCCGATATCGATCTGGATCAGCACGCGCCGATCATACTTTCCCGCTTGCATCATCAGCCTCCGCGGAGAAACACCTGATCACAGCCACCCGTGGCCATTTCCATCCGGTATCCCTCGCGCTTTAGGAGAGCATACACCGCCGCATCAGTCGCGCCATATCGCAGGCCGAACTCGCGGAATTCCAGCTGGATCACTGGCGAGCATCGGCGCACCGTTTCCAGTGCGCCCTCCAGGGCAAACAGCTCGAAACCCTCCACATCCAGCTGGAGGAAATCCAGATCATCAATGCCCATCGAATCCACCGTGATCACATCGCAGGGCGTGCCGGCAGATTCGCCGGCGGCCATCTTGTGGGATCCCAGAGATTTGCGATCTATTTTGCCGGTGCCAGGTGCGGCGCCCAGGGCAGCGCTTGAAATCGTCACATTGTCCAGGCCGGCGCAATTCTTGATGAGGCATTCCATCGATACCGGCTCCGGCTCGAATGTGAACACCTTGGCGAACCTGTCAGCGAGCGCGAGCGGCCAGAGGCCCACATTGCCACCCGCTTGCACGGTCGTGCGGAATGTGGCCACCAGGTCGAGAGCCTTGAAAAGGCTGGCGCGATGGCGGAGCGCGTGCGCCGCTTGGCGATCTTGTGTGTTATCTGGGAACCAATGCCGGCCGATCTGTTTCATCGATAATGCTCCGCAATCCACGGCGCCAGGCGCACCGCCTCCGCATCCCACGGATCATATCGGCCGTGGAAGAAAACGGCGCGCGCATCGGTGGGAAGCCGGCGCGATTGTGAGCGCAGGATATCATTGCGGAAACTGTAGACTCCATCCTTCGCAGTCCATCGCGCTTCACCCGGGCCCAGGCAATGCGCGAGCCATGCCTGATCGGATCCGAAAAAGCCGGCGCGCCTGGTGGCGGCCGGCGTGGAGATCGGGTTGAAATCCTCCCACACTTGCGGCCGCGTGCCGGTGCGGAGCATCCACATGGATCCATTATAGGGATTTTTCGGATTGGTATCTCCCCAACACACGAAATCCTCCGGCCGATCCAGGAGCTCATCCAGCGAACCGCAGATCACCGCATCCAGATCCAGGCACACAATGCGCTCGCCCAGCCATTCGCCGGTGTTGCGAGCGAACAGGCGCAGGCGCCGATAACAGGATGGATTTTTCCGGCCGTTCGGATTGGGCACGTGTGCGAAATCATCCCAGAGATCGAACACCTCCACATCAGGCTCGAGGATCCCCTCCGGATCATCGGTGATACAAGCGAACCGATGCGGCCCGGAATAGTGCCGCGCGACCATCCGCCGGAGAATATCCACATGGCGGCCGTGAAAGCTGGAGCGATAGCCGGCGGGCGCCGCCCACTTGAAAGTTACAAAGGTGATCGGAGTCATGCGGAGCCCCTGAGAAAATGGCCAGGCGTGTGCGCCGCATCCAGGTGGAAGGTGATGTTTTCCACCGGCCGGAGAGTCTCGAGCCGATTCAATTCGATCCCGATGTGTTTCATGGTGAGAGCGGCGCCGGCATTGGCGCGCGTCAGGCCGCGATACAGGAGCGGCGCCTCCGTAATGGAGGCTTGGCCACCCCAATGTGCGAAACCACGCTCCCACCCCGGCAAGATCGCCGCCGGCGCCCACTCGAGCGGCTCACCCGTGCCCATCCGCGTGGTGGAGGTCATTGCCCTGGGATGGTTTTGATCCCGCATTTTCGAGCGGCCATATAGGCGAACGCATTGGGCGAGCTCGCAATGGCCCAGCGGAATCGGCGCCACGAATTCCTGATCATTCTCGAGGTGGAGGATGTGGGTGGCACCGCGGCGCAAGGCCTCCAGCCACATGGCCGTGAGCCCCGGGATCTGGCCGCGCCTGGTGAGGGTTTTGTGGATCGTCTCGAATCCGTAAACCTTGGCCAGATCCATATTTTCGGAGGTGGCGCTGGCATCATCCGCATGGATCCGGATGGCCTCCAGGTCTGGATTGGTGGAGTAGAGGCTTTCCAGGGTTTCGAGCGTCACGGCCGGCCGATCCGACGTGATCAGACAGATTGCCAGGCGCATCATTCCACCTCGTGAAATGGGAAGGTGAGCCGGTGCGGCGCCGGGCTCGCAGCGATGATCTTGCGGATCCGCGGCACGTTTTCCCCGTCCTCCGGTTGCTTGCGCTGATACGTGTTTGTGGCGGCGTCTGGCACGTGATCGCGGTGATACCTCACGATCACATCCGAACGCTCCACAATGCCCTTGCCGGCGCGCTGGCACCGATCCCGGAACTCGCCATCCGTGCCATAGTATCCGCTGAATCGCTCATCATATCCGCCGATCCGCTGGAGCATGTGCTTGCGCGTCATCATCCAGGTATTGGGATGGGGTTTGTAGGGCGTGCGGTGCGGATAATCTTCGCGCGCGAATTTATAAGTGGCGAACGTGTCCAGGTGCGAATCCGACATGACGGCGCGCCACGTCTCGAGCGGCACCACGTGATCGATATCAGTCAGAAACACCCACGGGTGCGCCGCATGCTCCACGCCGATATTGCGGGCCGCTATCCAATTCCACCGCACATCCACCTCGATACGGAAAAGCCGGAACGGAATGCCCAGCTCCATCGCGGGCCTCATCGCCGGCCAGGTGGGTGAGCCGTCATCGATCACGATCAGCTCCAGATTGGCTTTCACATCATCGGGCAGATCCCGGATGGCATCATATTGGATGCCCAGCATTTCCGGGTTGTCATAGTACGGCAGCACCAGACTCATTTTGTGGAGAAGGCCCATCTAGTAATCCTCGCGTTTTGGCTCGAGCAACAGGACTCCGGTTTTCGGGCCGTGCGCGTATCGTTTTGAAATGGTGAAGTGGGAGCCCAGGCGCTCCTCCCACCAGCCGATGGGCTGGATGGTCAGGTGGGCATTGCGACCATCGGGCAAAGTCTTGTTGGCCGGCTGGAGGCCGATGGCCACAAACAGGCGCCAGCGGGTGATCAGGTGGAGGTGGGCGATCACATCATCCAGATACTCCGGCTCGATATGCTCGAGCACATCCGTACACGTCACCAGATCCGCCGGCGCCGGGATCGTGTCATAAGGCGGCACGGCCGGATCATAGGATGCCATTTCTATCTCGAGGCAATAGAGCGCACCGGCCAGCGTGTTTTGGCCGCATCCATAATCGAGGAGCGTCTCCACATGCGGGCCGCTCCCTCCCAGGATCTCCAGCACATGATCCGCCCACTTGTGGCCACCACCGCCATATCCGCGCGGCTGGGCGTGGAGGTGGCGCTGGGCGTCCAGGTATTTCTCACTAATCAGGGTCACTTGTTGCTCCGGGTTTCTCTTTTTTCATAAACATTCCCACATGGCCCATATCGAGCGCGTGGACTCCTTCATGCGCCAGGCGCCAGGCCAGCACCGTGGCGGTGGCGCCCAGGCACATCAGCACGCGCCTTGAACGCTCGCCCTTGAGCCTGGCGAACAGATCCGGCGCCGCGGCCCAGGCGTGCTGTCTGGGCGCCACAATAGCCTCCACGCTCGCAGCGCCGGGCAGGTAGTCGCCATGGAGGGATTTAGTGGAGCCGTGCACCACGATCACATCCCGATCCGCCCAAAGCGATTTCACAAGCGCCCAGTATTCGGGATTGTCGATGTTCGGGCTCGCGCTATCGGGCCGCGTGACAAAGGCGGAGCCATAGGTGGCTTTCCGGCTTGTGTCATAGAGGGCGATCACTTTGGGAGAGCGGTATTGCCTCCAGAATTCATCTTTCGGGCTGGCCTTGTGGGCAATGCACGGGATGCATGGAAGGCATGGGCCGCCCTGGGCGCCATCGCGGAGGATCTTTTTTAGCGCCACCGATAGATCCGGCTCATATTGCTGGGATTTTGCGGCGCGCCGGAAACAGAGCTTGATCTCACCATCACCATATCGGGCGAGGCTCGCGCCGGCCAGGGCCCGCTTGATCGTGCTGGCCTCATCGATCACATCGGGATATCGCGGCCCGCTCACCACAACTGCCTATAAGCTTCCAGGAGCGGATCCAGCTCGAGGTCTGAATATCGGGTCACATCCCGGCCGGCCTCGCGTTTGTTATACATGAAAGCCGTGATCCCCATAAGGGTTTGCGACAAGCCGGAGGGAAGGCCGCCGGCAATCGTGGTTTGCGATTGGCTGGCCGGATCATACCCGGCCTCGAAATCGATCCGCACCGCATCCCCATATTGATACAGGTCTGGCGCGCTGAATCCATCCGCCCAATAGATTGCAAATTCCCGGCCCTTCTCCGCGATGCGGAAATCCGTGGCATCGAGCGGCGTGAACGTGTTGGCCGCGGAGAGATAGCTGATCACTACATCGTCACGGAGTGGCGCGCGGATCACTTTCGCCGGGCTGGGTTGCCAGAAACTTGGCAGGGAAACCCGATAGGATCCGGGCCGCATGGCATAGCCGGTGCGCCGTTCGATATAATCGGCCGCGCCCAGGAGGATCCGGACGATGGTTTCATCCTCATCATCCGAATCCACCCTGAGATCCAGCTTCACATCCTCGAGGGCGATGGGCAGATCATCCGCCGCCGAGATCCGGAACGGCCGGAGATCCCCGAGATTGATCTGGCATTCCGCCGGCGTGTTGCTCCACGGAAAGAGATTCCGCTTGAACCATTCGTAAGCCATCCAGCACCTCCTCCAGATCCCGCACCGGATAAGCCTGCAATGCGGACTCCGGCGTGCACACTATAACCTCGATTCCCAAGCGGTCGAACACCGGCGCCTGGGCCTCGAATTTTGCCAGCCATCCATCAATCGTTTGCTGCTTGGGATTGCGCAATGGCGACGGGTGTTTCCCGTGCCAGTGCACGCCGTGCAATTGGTGGAAATCGAAACCCACCAGGAGGATCCTGGAGGCGCCCATCTGGATGGCCAGATTGACCGCCTGGAAACCCGAATTGCCGGCGAACGCAATCTCCCCGAATGTGTGGAATTGCATTTCCTTGGCTTTCGGCAGGATCCGCACCTTGCGGATATCGGGCGCCAGCTTTACCGCCCTGGTATCCTGAGTCAGCCTAAGCCCGCTGAATCGTCGGCTGGATTCTTCGTATTGCTTCCACCATCCCCAATCGCAGGAGTAGAGGCAATCCCCCCATGGGGCGAGGCGCCATGCGTTGTTAACGGTGAAGACGCGGAGCCCCGCCGCTTCCCTCGCTTCGCGGACTCGGCCGTAGTCGACTCCGCCGGCGTGCCGGCTGGATGATCCGATTTTGCGGGCGGAGAAGCCGCCGCCGATGAGGAGGCACGTGGTGCCGGCTTCCCAGGCTGGGAACCAGGCTGGCCGGTTTTTGAGGATTTGCTCCGGGTCGATGTAGGTCTGGAGCCGGTGCGCGTAGTCGGTGCGGCGCCGGGTTTGGTTTTGGGCTTTTCCACCTTGCCGGGCGCGTCTGGATCCACCTTGTTCGATCCTGGGCCCTGCACCTTGTTCGGCGCCGGCGGATCCATCTTGGCTTTCGCCGGCCGCTTTCCCGGCGCCGCGGATCCCTCCACCCCGATGGGAATCACCAATCCGTTTTTGGCGAGCGCCATGAAACGCTGGAGCGTGATTTTCACCATCCCGGGCACGGGCTCACCCTGCACAATGTAGATATCCCCGGACTTGGCCCGGCCCTCATCGCCGGAGTGGTTTCTCACCACCTGGCACCGTTCAATTTTCTTCGCCATGATTGGCTCCTCGAGATCCTATGAAAAAAGGGCACCCCTTGCGGAGCGCCCTTTCACCATACCTCAATTTCCGAAAGCGTTAACCACCGGAAACAATATCGTTGAAGTCACCCGTAATGAGAGCCTCCGGACGATAGACGGTGAGCGCCAGGCGCTCCTCCGCGCGGATCGTCACCATATTGGTTTTGAAGTTGTTGCCGGACTCGGTGGAAACCTCCACCACGGCATCCTCACGATCCCACACCTGGGCCGCCATCATAAACGATCCCACCAGGAATTCGCCCGGATCCACGGCCGTGGTGTCGATCACCGGCAGGCCCCAGATCGTGGGAGTGAGAAGGCTTGCCGGGTTGCCCCAAACATACGCGCCCTCCGTGGTCTTGGTGAGCTCAATCTCCTCCCAATCGGTGGGATGCATGATGATCGCATCGGCGCGATATTCCGCCAAGCG